GGCCCGGCCGGCCCGGGCCAGCGTCGCCGCAGCCTCCCACCAGGTGCCGTCGGCGTCGAACCGCAGGTCGACGTGGTCGCCCCGCGCGGTCCAGAGCGTGTCGAGCGCCGCCAACGCGTCGGCGTCCACCTGCCAGTCGGCCAGCCCGGGCCCGTAGTCTGCATTCCGGGCCAGGTCGGCCAGCGCCCAGGCGATCGAGCGCGTGGCCTGCGGCGCGGTCCAGGCCTCGCCATCCCAGACCGGCAGCTTGCGCGTTGCCGTCACGGCAATGCGGCGGCTGGCCTGCAGACTCAGGTTGCCGGTCGCCCGCAGCCGGATCGCCAGCAGCGTCACCGCCGGCCAGTCCTGCACCGCGGTCAGGTAGCCCCGCAGCCCGCCCCATTGGGCATCGTGGGCGGCGGAGTCGTTGTTGGCACGCCGGTCCTCGCGCCAGGCGCGCACCGCCCAGCGTCCGGGCGTCACCGACCAGATTTTCGAGTGCAGGATCGGCGTGGCCGTCTTGTCCTCGAGCGCCTCGGTGCCCAGCGTCTCCCAGTCGCCCAGCGGCGTGTCGTCGTCGCCGATCGGTCGGGCCTCGAACGTGACCGAAAGGCTTTTCTGCGTCTTCTTGGTGCCCGACAGCCCATGCAGCCCGCGCGGCAGCACCATGTCCACCCCGATCTGCGCGGCGGTCTGGCCGGGGTCGCAGGCCGGAAACCCGGCCTCGCCGCCGATCACCGTGCGCACCTCGACCTCGCCGCTGCCCGATCCGCTGCCGGTGGCGGTGACGCTCCAGGTGTCGGCATCGGCCACGGCGCCGATCGTGTAGACCCCGTCGGCCGGCCGGTTCGACCCCGAGGTGAACGTCAGCCGCACCACCTGCCCCGAGGCGCGGTTGTGGTCCTCCTCGTCCAGCGTCACCGCGCCGTCGACGCGCGACCAGTCGGCCCGCACCTGCGCCCGCAGTTCCTGCCCCGACACGACGGCCGAGCTTTCGACCGCGGTCGGGAACAGCGTCACCTGATCGCCGGGGGCAACGATCTCGGTGTCGACCTCGCCGAACGACGACAGCGGCGTTTCGCCGATGGTCACCGACTCCACGTCGAACTCACCGGCGCCGAGGCAATGCAGCTGGAACAGGTATTGCGACCGCCCGTCATTCTCGACGTAGGGCTCGGCCGCGAAGTCCGGAAAGAACCGAAGCCGACCGTAGTGCACCGGGATCGCCTGCTCGAGCCGCGCGAGGTTGCCCTGCGGCTGCAGCTGGAACGCCCGGCCCGGCTGGTCGGGCTTCGGCGGCGGAATCAGCGCGTTGATGATCGCCTGCCCGCCGAAAATCACCAAGGCCTTGCCGATGGCGACCTGAGTCGCCGACAGACCGAGGTTTGTCAGCCACGTGCCCACTGGCCCTGTGATCGCCAGCAGCGCAATCGACAGAAGCACGCGCAGCGGGTTGCTGTTGCCGCCCGCCCCGCCGCCCGCCGGCAGCCGGACAACGGCCAGGTGGTCGCCGTCGCGCAGCCGGCGCCGCCAGCCCGCCCGCAGCAGCGGCCGGCCGTTCAGGATCGCCAGCACCGGCCCGGTGCGCGGCACCAGCGCCCGCACCCGCACCGGCCGGCGCAGGACGCGCCGCTCGACCGAGGGCCGCGGCAGAAACGGATGCGCCGCGATCGCGACGAATGCCCTCACGCCGCGCCCCTCCACCGCCAGAATCCGACCACGCGGAAGCCCTGCCCGGGCAACCGCGACAGCGGGAGGCACACCGCCCCTTCGCGTGGGACCGCGTGCAGCACCCGATGGGGCGCGACGTAAACGCCGACGTGGCAGGGCTCGCGCCGCTGCGTCATCAGCACCGCGTCGCCGTCGGCCGGCGCCGCCACCGGCAGCCAGTCGTCCCCAACAGCCCCCGCGGCCAGCGCGCGCCGTTCGGCCCGCGGATCGGCCGCCACCGGCACCTCGGGCACCGGCCAACCGAACTCGTCCTGCCAGACCGCCCGGGCCAGCCGCCAGCAGCCCTGCCCGTCGGCGGCCCACGGGGCGCCGACCCAGCGCGCGGCCCAGGTCACGAAAAATCCAGCGTCGGGAACTGCTCGGCCCGGTAGGACAGGCGCGGGAACGCCTCGTTCACCAGGTCGGGCCAGCCGGCGGTTGCGTCGACGCGGCCCAGCCCGGCGCCGGCGCTTTGCAGGTGCAAGCCGCGCATCACCATTTCCGGGCCGTCGCCGGCGGTGGACAGCAGGTAGCGCCGCCAGACGATCTCGACGGGCTCGGGCGAGGTCACCGCCAGCGCGAGCTGCGCCGAGACCTCGCGCTCGACGTTGTCGATTTCCACCCGAAGTTCCGCCACGCCCTCGTCGGTCACTGCCGGCGGAATCAGGCGGAACGGCACGGCCATGAAAGTCACCGTCTCGCCGGCATCGCGCGGCGCGTCGTCTTCCAGCGCCGCCTCAAGCGCCCGGCCGCCCGCGGCCACGCGAACGGCAGCGGTGAAGGCGGGGTGCCACAGTTCCAGCGTGTCGACGGCGATCGCGTCGACCGGCGCGCTGGCGTAGGCCTCGCGCAGCGCCTCGGACAGCAGCGGGTCAGGCATCGCGCACCAGCACCGGCAGCCCGACGGTCCAGTTCAGGCCCGAGCGCGGCCGCTCGTCCAGCGGCCCCGCCACCTGCACCTCGCGCCGCAGGTAAAGGTGCCCCGCGAGAATCGGGCAGTACCACCAGGCCGCGCCCTCCCCCGCGCCCAGGGCGGTGCCGTCGGCGCCGGTGGGCAGGAACACCGGGCGCCCGTCGTCCGGCCGGACGTTCACCTGCGAGAGTTCCACGGTCCCCACGCCATCCCCCTCGAATGTCGCATTGCCGTCCGAATCCAGCAGGGCGATGTGCGCCTGCACCGGCTCTGCCCCGGTCGAGACGGGCGCCAGCACCCGCAGCCGCAGCCGCCCCCGGTGCTCGTCTGCCGTGACGGTCACGCCGGTGTCGGCGGACAGCACCGCGCCGGTCACGAGGTCAAGCTGGATGCCCCGCGCCGCGCCGTCGCGCCCCATCGTCGCCACCCGCAGCCGCGCCGGGCCAGAGCCGCGCACGCTGAGCACGGTCGCACACAGATCGCCCGTGCCCCAGCCGTAGGTGTCCAGCGTGCGGCGCAGCTGGTGCACCCCGGTCGTCGCGGACAGGGTGACCAGCGGGCAGGCCACGTCATCGGGGCCGAGCGCCCCGCCTTCGTCGACGCCCAGCCCCGTCGCCGTCCAGCCGGAAAAGGAATCCGACGCGCCGGAAAGGCTCCACGCCCCATCTTCGAACCAGGCGTCAAACGCGGCTTTCTCGCGCCCTGTCAGCACTGCCGACAGGGTCACCCGCCGGCCCGGCGCGCGGTAAAGCCGCCGCGCCCGCTGCCCGGTGTCGAAATCCGACCGCAGGACCGCGTCGACCCGCGACAGCGCGCTGTCGGGGGTGAACGGATCGGGCAGGTCGTCGGACCAGCGCCGCACGCTCACCGCCCGACCCTCCGCAAGCCGAAGGTGTCGCCCAGCATCCGCGCAAGCGGGCCCTGGCCGCGAGCCGCCTTGGCGGCGATCTGCGCCTCGACCCGGTCGATCACCACCTGCATGACCGTGTCGCCGCCCTCGGAGCCCTGCGACACCGTCACCTCCTCGTCACCCCGGGCGGCGTTATTCACCACGTTCAGCCGGACGTTGAGCTGCGGCACGACTGCTGCGGCGGGGGTGGCCCCCGGCCGCGACGCGGAAAGCGTTTCGGTCAGCCGCGCCGGAATGCCGCCCGTCGCGAACGGAATCGGCACCCCGCGCACCGCACCCCCGGGCACCCCGCCCAGGGCAAAGCGGGCCGCCCGCGGCACCGCCGCGCCGCCGACGGGCGCCAGCGCATCGCGCAGCGCGCCAAGTTCGGCCCAGCCGCCCGGCGGCATGGCGTCAAGCCCAAGGCCGGCCATCGTCGCGCGCACCGCGCCGGCGCCGCGCGGCGGCGCCTTGCCTTCCGGGCCGGACGCCTCGGGCAGCACCACCGCGAGGTGGCCGGATCGCGCCCGCGAAAGCGGGACGGCGGTTTCGTCGCCGCCCGCCATCACCGCGCGGACTGCCGGCGCCGCCGGGCTGCCGACCAGCGGCAAAATCGCCTCGGCCCCGGCCTCGCTCATCAGCCCGGTCTGCCCGCCGCCCATCGCAAACAGCGTCGGCGCCGAGACGATGCGGTTGCCGAACTCGCCAAGCGCCGGAACGCCCCCCATCGCAAACGGGATCGGCACCCCGCGCACCGCGCCGCCGATGGGCGCCAGCGCTTCGGGCAGCACCACCGCGAGGTGGCCCGAGCGCGCCCGCGAAAGCGGGACGGCGGTTTCGTCGCCGCCCGCCATCACCGCGCGGACTGCCGGCGCCGCCGGGCTGCCGACCAGCGGCAAAATCGCCTCGACCCCGGCCTCGCTCATCAGCCCGGTCTGCCCGCCGCCCATCGCAAACAGCGTCGGCGCCGAGACGATGCGGTTGCCGAACTCGCCAAGCTCCGGAACGCCCCCCTTTGCCCAGAGGCCAAGGCCGCCACCGCCAAAGCCGAAACCGGAAAACAAGCCAGAAAACAGCGAGTTGACAAGATTGCCGAGCAGGCCGCCGACGGTCTGCTGGTAGGTCAACTTGAGGAACTCGGTCAGGATCACGTCGACCAGCGCTGCGGCCGCATCCCCGCCGTTCTTGACCCAGTCGACGAAAGCATCCTCGCCCGCCTGGTCGATACGGTCGGCGGCGGCGGCGATCTTCTTGCCCAGGTCGTCGTCGAGCGCGACGCCGAGTTCGGCCACCGCCGCGCGGACGCGCTCCATCGCGCTTTCCCCGGCCGCGCCGAAAGCGTCGAGTTGCGGCAGCAGGTCGGCCAACTCCCCGGCCGTGCGCGCCTTCGCTGCGGCGATGGCGTCCTGCCCCTCGGCAACCCCGGTAAGCCCGAGATCGACGCGCGCGTTGATCTGGTCCACCGAAAGGTCCAGCGCGGCGAGCAAGGATGCCACTTCGCCCTGCAGTTCGGCGAGCGTCTCCCTTGGCGTAAGCGACGCCGCACCGCCGCCCCCCCCGGCCCCGGCGGCGGACTGCGACGCGGCCGGTCGCCGTGCCAGTTCGGCGCGCAGCCGCTCCTCTTCCTCGGCGCGGCGGCGTGCGGCGACGGCTTCCGCGTCCAGCGCCGCAAGCTCGAGCCCCTCGGCGCCCTCGCGCCGCACGCCCTGCGCCGCTACCATCTCGCGGAATGCAAGTTCTCCGGCCAGACCGACCGGGTTGTCGCGCATTTCGACCTGCAGGCGCAGCCGCTCCAGCCCGGAAATCGACCGCGCCTGCAGCGCCGCGGTCGCGGCGATGGCGCGGTTGATCTCGCCGGCCATTTCGCGGGCCTCGGCGCGGGCCCTGGCGATGGGCCCGGCCATGTCGACGCCGGCGAACGCCACCGCCGCGTCGCGGGCGTCGAGGATCCTTGCGGCCAGCTCCTCGGCGACCCCCAGCGCCTCGAGCTTTGCCGCCAGCGCGTCGCGGTCGGCCTGGGCAGCGGCGCGCGTCGCCTCGACGCTTTCGCGGCCGAAGGTTGCCTCGACCTCGGCCAGCCGGGCCTTTTCCTGCCACTCGGCAAGCTGCGCCAGGCCGGCCTGTTCCGCCTTCGCGGCGGTGATCTCGCGCACCAGCGTCAGGATGCGCTGGTAGACCTCCGGGTCGGTCTCGGCGGTGACGCCCGCCCGCCGGGCGGCACTCTGCGCCTCGGCCTCCTGCCGCGTCATCCGGGCGGCGGCAGCCTCGGCTTCGAGTCCGGAAACAACGCCCTCAATCCGGCCCTGGCGGATTTTCTCCTGTTCCTCCGCCGCGCGACGTTCGGCGTCCAGCCGGCGCTCGATGGATGCCGCAAGCAGCGCCTCTTCCGCCGCGAGCGCGGCCTCGAGCGCGGAAAGGTCGCGGGCGGCGGCGAACGACCCGACCGGGGCTTGATCCTCGGCGTCGAGGCCCGACAGGCTGGCGCGGATTTCGGCGGCGCGCCGCTCCGCAAGGCGAAGGGCGTCGGCGGCCTCGATGAACTCGACCAGCACCCGGGATTCCGGCCGGTCGTCGGAATAGCCTTCGTCGCGCGACCGCTCGATTTCGTCGCGAAGCTCGCGCCAGCTTGCGGCGAGGCGCTCGACCTCGCTCTCGGCCGACCCGAGGTCGAGCGCGAGCGCGCCGCCGACCGTGCCCGGCAGGTCTTGCAGCGTCGCGGCAAGGGCGTCCCTGGCGGCGGTCAGCCGCGCGATTTCCTCGCGAATCTGGTCGTCGCTGCGCTCGTCGCGGCCCGAAATCATCTGCCGCAACTGGCCGACCCCGCCGGCGACGGCCCGCAGCTTTGCGTCCAGCCCGATCAGGTCGGCGATCTGCCCGCCGACCGTCTCGCCGAACTCGCCCAGCTCGTGCCCCAGCGCGCGGAAGGCGCCGGTCAGCCCCGCGCCCTGCGCCGCGCCAGCGCCGCCCACTTGGCCCTCTACCGCCTCCAGGATCAGCGCCTGCGCCTCGGCCGTGCGGCCGGTGTCGACCAGGCTCTGGATCACCTGCTTTTGCTGGGCGGTGAACGAGACGCCGACCTCGGTCAGGGAGGAGAGCCCCTTCACCGGGTCTTCCATCGCCTTGCCCAGTTGGACCGCTGCCGACTGGACGCTGCCGAAGCCGACCGCAGACAGATCGACCGCGGCGTTCAGCGTGCGTTCGAAAACCTCGCCCGAGACGCTGCGGAACGTCAGAAGCTGAGTCGCCGCGCCGCGCACCGCTTCTTCGGACGCCGCGCCGGCCCGCGCCTGGCGCTGCACCATGCGCTCGATGCTCTCGGCCGTCTGGCCGGCCGCGCCGCCCGTCGCCTGAATCGTCTGCCTCAGCACCAGCTGCTGGCGCTCGGCCTCGGCAAAGGCCAGGACCGTTCCGCGCAAGGTCGCCGCGATGGCCTGGAACGACACGAAAGCCGCCACCGCGGCCCCGGCGCCGGTGACGACCCCGCCCAGAAAATCGCGCACCGTGCCCAGTTCGCCCGACAACGCACGGGCGCCGCCGGCCGCCTGCTGCGCCGCCGGGCCGATCCCGCGCAGCTGCGCCTGCGTCTCGCGCAGGCGCGCCAGCGCCTCGGCAGCCTCGGCGGTGATGACGAATTTCAGTTCCGTTTCAGCCACCGCCGCCCCTTTCCGCCGCCTGCCGCGCCAGCCAGCGCTCGTTCCGCGCGTGCATCCGGTCCCAGTCGGACTCGCCGCCGCCTGCCCCGCCGCTCACGGCGTCGGCGAAGCGTTGCCAGGCCGGCCCGTCGGCCTGGGCAATGCGCATCGCCTCGGCGGTGCGCAGTTGCTCTTCGCCCGCGATCCGCGCGTGCGCCGCGAACAACCGCAGCACTGCGGTCCAGGGCATTGCGCTCAGGTCGCGCCAGCCGTGCCCCCACCGGACGAGTCGGGCGAGGATGTCGGCCCATCCGTCCGCGCCATTGCCGCGCGCACCGCCGGGACGCCCGCCGCCAGCCCCGGAAGCACGCGACGGGCGAAAAAACCGGCGTTCACCGCGACCAGCGCGTTCACCACGCCGACGAGCGCCGGCATGTCGCGCGCCGGGCAGGCCAGGATTTCGGCCTCCGGAACGCCGGTCAGCGTGGCGAGGTCGGGCGCCATCGCCGATATCTCGACCGCGAGCGCCGCCAGCGGCCGCTCGGTCGCGACCAGCCGTTGCCAGCCGTCGATCACCCGCGCGGCGGCGGCGATCTCGGGCAGGGCGGCGGGCAGGATCGCAAGCTCCCGCCCCATCAGCGTCATGCGCTGCGGGGCGGGGAACAGATCGTCCAGCGCGTCGGTCATCGGGTGATCAGCCTCCAGTCGTCGTCGCGCGCGACGCCGGTCGGCACCGGGTAGACCTTGAACTTGCGCATCAGGCGACCGTCGCGCTGTTCGGACTGCACCTCCGCCAGCTGGACGCGCGGGAACCACAGCCCGAACCGCTTGCCCGCGGTGGTCCCGATCTGCCAGGCGAGCGTCGTGTAGGTGATGTCCCTCACGATCGCCTCCAGCGTGATGTCCTGGGCGGCGCTGAGGTAAAGCTCCAGATCGATTTCCGGCTTGCGGCTTTCGAACGTGGCGCCGGACAGGCCGAGAATCTGCGAGTGCTGCACCTGCCACCCCAGCCGCAGGGTCAGCCCAAACGACGGGTAGGACGTGCCGGAACTGATCACTCCGGTCGAGGCGTTGAACGACGCGCCGAGGCGAATGTCGCCGGCATTGTCGTCGGTGATCACCTGCACGTTGTTCCAGACGGCATCGTATTCCACGCCGAGCGCGCTTTCCGTCGGAACGCTGTGCAGGGCGCCGAGGAAATCGAACTCGAACCGCGGAATTTCGCCCGCGCGCAAGTTCAGCGTTGCGGTTCCAAGTGCATTCTTGATGATCCGGAAGACCCCATCCTCCGTGAATCGAAGTGCGCCGAACTCGAACCCGGTGGACACCGGGCGATACTGGCAGTTCGCGTCGTCGCCACTGATGTCGGTGCGCGCGACGCCGCAGGCGCGCAGCAGCTTGTCCCACGGCGGCGCGGTCCCGGCCGTGCCGCTGGCGGCCATCTCGACCGTGCAGGCGTAGCGCCGGTACGGCTGGCCCGGCAACCGCTCGGACGAGCCGAACGACGGGCCAAGGATATTGCGGTCGACCCCGTCCTGGATCAGCTCGTGCCGCGGCGCACCGACCATGGGCACGACGTCTGTCGAGGCCCAGGTCGGCAGCGAGTTTCGTCCGCTTTGCAGCGCAAAGCGCAGCCAAGACCTTTGAGTGGTCCGGTCAACCATCGGTCATCTCCTCGGGCGCGGCCGGCGGCGCCGGCGGGGCGGGGTGGCCGGCGGGCTCCAGCGCGCCGGTGTCGGGGTTCCAGCGCCAGGCGCCGCCAGCGGGAGGGGCGGGCGGGCAAGGCGCAGCGGCCGGCGGCGCCGGCTCGGCAGGCTTTCGGGGCATCTGAG